ATCACGGCCGAAAGACTCTGGAGATTGCCTCCCCCCTCCCCGCCGGCTGAAGGCGCCGAGCTCACGCCCCGTCTTGCGCGAATGGCAGCTCTTGCACAGCGAAGTGAGCTGGTAGTCCTCGTGACGTGTCCCCGGAACGTAGGCAGGGGAATGGTCGACCTCGGTGGCCTGCTCGCCGCAGCGCTGGCAGATCGGGAATCGCGCGAGCTGCAGGGCCCGGAGCTTGCGCCATGGCGCGCCGTAGCCGCGCGCGGCCGTCTTGGGGCGCAAGCTCTCCCGGACGCTCAGTCGCTTCGGCCGGTGCGACGCGCAGTACGACGTACCAGGCACGGCCAGCTCAGGGCATCTCGGATACGAGCAAGGCTTCCTCGCCTTCTCCGGCACCGTTCCCCTCCCCGGGAACTGCGCCAATGAAAAACGGCCGCACGGAAGAGGCCTCCCCTCGAGGAGGCCTGTCCCGCGCGGCCGTGTCTCGGCTGGCGCAGCTACTATCCCGAATACTACCGGCGCTTCGCCGCCGCGTCAAGCGCCATGCTCTGCGATTCGTCGATCCTGACTTGGCGCTCGACTGTCAGCGTCACATGGCGCTTCGGCGCGCAGACGGCTACGATCACGCGCCCGTAGTCGAGCTGCTCGATCTCCCGCAGGATCCGATCGATCTGCTCCACGGTCAACCTCATCCGTGTCCCCCTACCGGCTCGCGGCATCCCGCAGCCGTACGGCTTCCCGTTCGCTGTACAGCACCGCCTTCACCGACTCCCCAGCGATGGCGAGCTCCACCTGCCATTCGACCACGCGCCCGCCTATGTAGACCTCCTGCGTGGTCACGTAGCGCAGCTCCGGCCGGTGGTCGACGACCACGCCTACGATGCCCCACGCCCCCAGGCAGAGCACCCCGATCACGAGCAGCCCGGCCAGGACCCACACGAGACGGCGGTACTCCCGGACCACTGCCGGCATGGGCTCGTCGGCGCGGGGCCTCACTGCCTGTCTCTCCAGTCCCTCACCACGACCCAGATCAGGCCGGCGATGGCGATGGCAGCCACCACCGCGATCGTGATCTCGAGCGCACCCATGGTCTCAACTCCCTGTCAGGCGGGCACGGCACCTTTGTGCTCGGCGCTCGCGGTTCCTCGCCATACCACGATCATGCTCGCGAACCGCGGCCTCCCATCGCCGGCATGCCCTTCGAAGCTAAGCCTGCCGCGAACCCAGCGGATCTCTGCGCCCGTCCCTAACACCAGGTCGTGGAACCAAGCCGTGTCGGTACGCACCGGCAGGAGAGCGACGACGGTCGCTCCGCGCTGCCACTCTCCGACGGCCCGACGCAGCCACCGCGGGATGTCCCGGTAGGGCGGGTTGAGGAACACCGACCGGCCCCAGCGAGCACACATGCCGTCCTGCGTGGGCTCTATCGGCACAGGATCGCAGTCGAAGCCGAACTCGGCATCGAGCTTGGCGTACAGGTCCGGCGGCGTTCGCCAGGTCTGGTAGTTGCGTCCGCCCTCGGTCACAGCGAAGTCGCCTCCGGTCCCAGTTCCCCGCGGGCTCGTTCTACCGCCCGCGCCCATCGCCCCAATCGCTCGCGGACGCGTTCCGCTCGCAGCACTCGCTTCCTGAGTACGTCTTCCTCGTGCCGCGCCGAGGCGTACAGACGTCTGAGCTCGAGCGCCTCCTTCTTCCACCGCGTGAGCTCCCGGGTGAGCTTCCCGACGGTCCCCTGCGCATGGATCTCCACGGGATCCGTCGGCTCCCAGGGATGGCCGTACGCCCGGCAATGCCGGCACGGGCCACGTTCGTAGCCAACCCGCCCGCAGGTCCTGCACTGGACAACCACGGAGAGTTGCGGCGACGGCCTCACTTGGACCTCTGCTTCCAGTGGATGCAGCCCAGGACGAACGCCTGCTCGGCGCACTCGTCTCCAGGCCTCACCGCCCACTCGCATGTCTCGCACCGCATCGTCCCGCGCGCGACATCGAGGAACTGGTCAAGCGTCAGCCTGGCCGGCCAGTCGATCGAACCGAAGTGGATCGGCCACGGCATGTCGCGGTCCGCCGGTCTCAACACCGCTGGTCCTCCCAGAACACGAGCCAGGCTTCGTCTCGCTCCCCGCGCGGGTGCTTGAGCGTCGGAAGGACCGTCACCGGCGCAATGTGCCTGTCGTTCGCTACCAGGCCGCTTTCCTGGATCCCATCGAGCAGGCCCTTCAGCATGTTGCTGGCGTCGCAGTGGCCTTCGAGACGGAACTGCACGAACAACCCAGGGCGATCGAGCCTCACTGCCGGGCGTTGCTCCATGATCGTCGCCGCGACGCTCGAGCGGTACGCGCGGTACTCGGAGCTGTTGCGGTGGTAGCCTCGGCAGTCGCGGATCGTCTTCGCATTGTCCGAGACCGCCCTGCCGGTCCAGTGGACGGTGATCACTTCGGCCGCTCCGTGGCGTCCATGGGCGAGCCGTCGGCCTCGATCCCGTCGGCGTTGGCTTCGTCAACGTACGGCACCGGCTTCACGGGCTTGCCGCATCCATGGCAATACTTCACACCGTTCTCGACAGGTCCTGCGTTGTCGAACACCCAGCACTCGCCGCAGGAGGACTCCCACTCTCCATCGCAGCCCTGTTTCCACGCGCACTGCTGGTCGTGCCCATCCACAAGGCGATCGATCACTGAGATCAGGAACAGGATGGCGCCACGGCTCAACCCGTCTGTCCTGAGACCGTCGATCCGGTTCCTTTCGGCAGCTGTCAGCATAGCGCTCACGATCCCTCCCTGCTCACGTCCTCGAGCTCGCCGTCATCGCCGATCTCCCACGCCTTCTTGCAGTCGCAGACGCAGAACCGCCCGGTGCCGAAGTACATCGCCCTCCCGCAGGCCGGGCACTTCCGCTCCCCTCGAGGTGGGGCTGGGCCCTTCGTCGGTTCAGCGGCGAGCATCTCGGGGAACCGCTTCAGGAACACGCCGAAGCTGTAGGTGGGCTTCTTCGTGGCTTTGTGCTTCGTGAACCACCAATCACCGGCGAAGTACGGCTCGATCAGGCCCAGAAGCGTCTCCAGATCGGCCCGCTCCACAGCCTTCTGCGCCGCCAGGAAGTCTTCGCCAGACGGCTTGATCAGCCGGCAGGTCCGCTTCGCCAGAGCCTTGTACCAGGCGGTCGCGAGCTGCATGTGGTCAGGGAGGTGTCCGTCCTGGGCCGGCTCCTTGACCGTGGGCGAGGCGGGAGGCTCCTCTTCCGTCTCTCTGTCTTTAGTCTCTAGAGTATTCAGTATGTCCGGTTCTACCGGACAGGTGTTCACCGGTCCGGTATCACCGGACAGGTGAATCCGGACAGGTGATCCACCTGTCCGGCTTTTTCGGACAGGCGATCCACCTGTCCGGCTTTTTCGGACAGGCGACTCTGCTTGGGCTCCTGGGATCTCCCTCAACGTCGGATGCTCGTAGACCAGGTACCTGGTGCGGTACTTGCCGAGCACGCGGCAGGCTTGGCGCGAGACGTAGCCTGCATCCATAAGCTCCCTGAGGATCTTCGCGACCGTGTCCTTGTTGACGCCGGCGTTCGTCGCGAGGTGGCGGACGTTGAAGTCCCAGTCGTCTGGTTGCGAGAGCATGAAGGCCAGGAGGCCCCTTGCCGCGAGGCTGATGCCGGAGTCGCGGATGGTCTCCTTCGCGATCATCAGGTACGGGTGCTCTGGCCCCTTCGGGTGCCTGAAGATCGTCCTGTCCAGGTCAAGCTCGAGCTCGGGCTGCTCCTCCTGGAGGAGCTCGGCGGCGCTGCTCATGCCGACTTCCTCCGGAGCCGCCGGCGCTTCAGCGCGAGGAGAGCTCCGATCACGTCATCACGGGACTCGGTGCATGTGCAGATCACCCGCACGGTCATCGATGAGACGTCGCCCATGATGGCGAAGCCCCCTGTGTAGTCGATGTAGGCCCCGCGGCGCTCGCGCTTTCTGCCCGTCACGTCCGCTGCGCGCTTCTTCACTGGGCCGCCGGCGACTTCCCTTGCTGCCTCCATGCGCTCGTCGCGTTGCTTGACACGGCTGAGCTCAACCAGGTCCATCGTAGTGAGCTTGGCGACCTGGTTGATGTCCATACCGTCCTGGACCAGCTCGTCGTAGGTCCGCGCGGCCTCGTACTGGAAGTGCACCCAGGCGTCGCTCCGGTTGACCAGCTTCGCCAGGCCGGCGACGGTGATCCCCGGCTTGGCGGCCTTGATCGCGTTCAGGGCGACCACGATCTCGCGCGGACTGAGCTGCTTCCGCTGGATGTTCTCGGCCAAGCGCAGGTATGGGATGTCGGCGTCGCTGATGGATTCGTGGATCACCGCGGCTACCGTTCGTTCGTTCCGCGCCTTCATCGCAGCGAGTCTCCGATGGCCGGCGACGAGCTCGTACTTCCCATTCCGTGCCACTACGACGATGGGCTGCAGCTGGCCGTGCCTGCCGATAGACTCCATGAGGCCCCCAAGTTCGCCGTCCTCTTCGGGCTCGACGCGGGTGTTCGCCCCGACGATGATCTGGTTGATCGGGATGTCCTTGAGCTTCATGCGGACGCCTCCTTCCTGCGTCCGCGGCGGCACAGCGCGCCCGGGCTCTCCCCCGCCCGAGGTACCTTCGTCTCGTCAGCCGAGTCTCCGCGAATGATCAGCCGCATGTTCCCCTCCCATGGCCTGAGCCATCGTCACCCGGTCGTCAGCCCGAGCCGGCGGCCCTAGGCGACGTTGTGTGCCGTCATCCACCCTCGGGCCGCTCCGCACCGGGCGACCCGATCGCCAAGAGGAGCCCGGGCGTCCGCTCGGTCTCGGCAAGCCCTGGAAGGAGGATGGACCAGGGCGCCGCCCGGGTAGATCTCACCACGGCCGGCTTCCGGACCTCCCGAACCGGCTCCCGCGCTGCCTACGCCAGTTCGAGGCCTGCCTGCAACGTGCGAAGTGGCTCACGCCGTCGGGCTCGACCGGCATGAATCTGCCTGCCTTCGTGCGGATCCAGTACACCGGCGTTCCGCACGAGCGACAGCGGCCGAGCTTCGTCCCCGGCGGTATCGCGAAGGTCTGGACCGCCGGCTTGCAGCCGCCGCGGCACCGGATAGCCTTGATCTCCCCGGTGTAGGCATCGGTGAGCTCCTCCATCCGGGCTCCGCAGCGCTGGCAGCGGCGCTCCAGGACCCGCACCGTGGTTCCCTCGCCGGCCCTGGCCAGCGCATCCGTCGTTCCGCCCTGGACCTCTGGGCCCGCCATAGTCAGCCTCCTCTTCTCTCAGCGAGCGAGGCCCGGAGCTCGCGCTCGCGCTTCTCGAGATCCGCAATGCGCCGACAGAGGTTTGACAGGACGGCCTTGATCTCTTCCTGGTCCGGCCTCCATACCAGGGCGTCCAGGTACTCCGTGATCTTCTCCGGGTCGCCTGTCCGCAGGGTTGACAGGAAGTCCATATCACTGCCCTCCCGTTTCCTTGCCCTCAGGGCTACAGTCCTGTAGCTGCAGGCGGCTTCCGGACGCCAAGCCGTCCTTCGATACCATCCTGTCGCGCTTCGCGCGCTGCTGCCCCGCCAAGGGGTAGCGGCGCATGTACTGCCGGGCGGCGTGGATGAGAAAGTTCTGCACGGTCCGGTCAACCCCAGCGCAGTAGCCAAGCAGCTCGGCGTGGAGTTCCTCGCTGACGGTCAGGGAGACCCTCACGGTCTTCATCGCGTGCCAGCCTTCTTGGCCAGGTCCGCACGGATCTCCGCAACGAGCAGGCGCTCACTGTGCTGCTTCTGTCCGATGTCCCAGTACGTCGAGCACGCTGGAGAGTCGCATACGGCCCGGGCGTTCCGCTCGTCCAGAAGCACCTCCAGGCTGAACTGGCAGACCTTCTCCTGGTTCAGAGGGATGATACGGACCAGCCTCGACGCCGGTCGCTTCCAGCAGCTCGCGCAGAGGCCGCCCTGGAGTTCCCGGAGACGACGCAGCGTCTGGGCGTCGATGGGGACCTGGAGTTCCGTCATCTTCTGCACTCCTCCTGCCAGTGCGCCCGAACGTACGCCTCCCGCCGCGGGGTGGAGAGGCGCGTTCCCCCTGGAATGCGCACTCGCAGACCGCACCTCCGAACTGACCGGCAGACCGCTACCACGTCGACGCCCCACGGCTCGTAGACCAGGGATGTCCGCGCACACAACGGACAGATCACGCCGTGGCCTCCTCGCCGTTGATCCTGTGGACGATGAGTCTGAGGGCCTTGATCAGATTGTGGGCTACCTCGACCTGCCGTTCGACAGGCTGGAACGACTGGACGTAGCGCTGGAGCAGGTTGAGCATCCCGTTCTGGACTTCGTTGTCAGATCCTCCCGACAGAGCGAGCTGACTGAACCGCCGGGCTGCTTCCCGCATCCTCAGGATCTGATCGTCGACCCGGCGGAGCAGATCGCCCATCTCTTCGTCCGACGACAGCTCCTCCCGGTGACGGGCTGCTGCCTCCTGATCCTCGCGCTCCATCCTGGCCTTGAACCTGTCCACCTTCGCCTGGCGCTCCGGGTCGAGCCTCCGGCGCCGGTCCACCACAGCCCTGACGTGCCTTGCGGTCACCCTGCCGGCCGGCGCCGTCTGGAGGGCCTCTTCCCACGCCCCGGTCTGTTCCTCCGGCTCTAGTCCAGCCAGGGGGCGGAGGTGCTTCTCCGCCTCTGGTTTGACACCCCGGGGTGTCAAATGACTGGCGATCTCGGCGGCCTGGATCTGCCGATTGACGTGAGTCTTGCTCCACCCCCACCGCTCCCGGCAGTAGTCCTCGAAGGTTGCGTGGGTCGCGCGGTACAGGCGTCCATCCCTGACCGACATGAGCGCGGCACCGACGTCCATGAAGGTCTGCTTGCCGCGCTCGATGATCCTCTCACACTGCTCGAGGCGCACTCGCTCGGTCATGCTCAGGTGCTTCTCGCCGCTCATCGTTCAGCCGTTCCCACTGGCCACTGGTCAGTCGACGACGATGAGGTCGTCCAGTACTCGGTCCTGGATGGCCGCTTGGATCTTCGCGCGGAGGTAGGCGAGGCCCTTTGGCGAAATCAGGGTCCTCCGCTGGACCTTCGGTATGCCGTCCTCTGTCTCCTGCCTGGTCGGAACGTCCTCGAGCTTCATCCGGCCCGCGTCGACATGGACCTGGAATGGCCGATGGTAGAGCCAGCCGCTCACCGGGTCCTTCTTCCGCATGACAGCGGACGTGTTCCGCAGATAGGCGTAGAGCTGGTTCTGGCCGAGACGTTTCCCGTTGCCGAGGTCGATAGCCATCTCCTTCGCCGCCTCGTCAACCGTGTACCACTTCTGCCCGCCGCGGGCCTCGACCACCGCGCGGCCGATGTCGGCATGCTCGCTCTTCTTGGCCAGGGCGATGCGCATGGCCTGAATTACCGCGGTGTCCTCCTGCAGCGCCTTGTCCGCTCGCTCGATGATCGCGAGGTAGCTCTCATCGTCGGGCATCGCGGCCGTGACTGTGCCGTTGTCCACATAGCCCTCCCTCAGTCCTTTTGCTCCGCGGCCGGCACGTCCGGCTCCTCCGCCTTCGGCCGCCGCCACTCGACGCGCTCTGCGATGACGAGCACCTTCGTCCGGTTGTTCCCGTCGCCGTCCTGCCAGCGCTCCTGCTTGACCCTTCCCTGTACGCGCGCGACTTGCCCCTTCGTGAGTTCGGCGCACTGCTTCGCCAGCAGGCCCCAGGTCTCGATCTCGAGGTAGCTCGTCTCCTGTCCCCAGTCGCCGGAATCGCGCTTGAAGTAGCGGTTGACCGCGATCGCGAATGACGTGACGGCTGCGCCCGCGCGGGTCTCCTTCGTGTCCGGGTCCCGCGTGAGCCTCCCAGTCAGCAGCACCACGTTGAGGTCGTTCACCACCTCGCCCTCCCGACGCGCGCCAGGGCCCTGCCGACAATGGCGTCGATCGATGGTCCCTCGATGCCGTCCGCCAGGGCGATCTGGAACGGATCGCGGGCGACAACATGTCCGTGATCCACGACGAAGTGGCCGTATCTGCCCTCACCCCTCGCGGCCGGTGGATCGAAGGAGCCTGTCAGGTAGACCGAGGTCTCGCCGATGTTGGCTACCACCCTGAACGTCATCTCCCTTCTCCTCGCTCACGCGCGGGAGGGCCCGGGACGTCCGTACCTCGGGCGCCCGGGCCCTCCATGGGGTCGCGCGCCGGATGCCCAACGGACACCCGGCTCGCGACCCCAACTCATGAGGCCTTCCGCCTTGTCGCCTCCTCCGACTCTCGTGGGTTGGGCAGCTTCGAGCGTGACTGGTCTCGTAGCCAGGCGATGAGGTCCGATTCCACGAACCTCAGGGCGTGCCCGACGCGCGAGTGCGGCAGGGCCCCGCTGGCCGCGAGCCTGCTCACTGTGGCGGCGCTGACCTTGAGGAGCTCCGCGGCGTCGGCCGCGTCCAACAGCATGGTGCGTCCGGTGTGGGGTCCCTCGTCTCCTGCGCCGGCCGCGGCCGCGAGCGCCTCGAGATCCGTCGCGGTCGCCTTCAGGAACTCCGCCCCTCGACGGCAGACCACGGCTGCCACCATGTAGACCGCCCGTTCGCTGCTCATGCGGTCGCGTTCTTCGCGGCTTCGTCGCGCTCAAGTGCCTCGACGATGGCTCGACGTACCCAGGCGCCGCGCTTCATGGGTTGGCCCGGGCCGCAGACCGCGTCCAGTCGTCTCCGCTCATGCCTGCCGAGTTCGACGCGAAGGAAGGTCCAGATGCGTTTTTCTCGTGTGTTCATACCATAAGAATAGTCCATCTGAACCAATCAGTCAAGCGAATCAGCTTCATTTGCGCTACATTCTGTTGCGAGCGGACCACGGATCGGTTAAGGTGAGAGTGGGAGGGAGATTCGGGGGATGGGTGAACGACTTCCTGAGGCGCGTGCACGACGATCTACACCGCGGGGATCGCAAGCGTCCCTGGCTGGCGGAACGAGCCGGCGTGTCCCTCAGCACCCTCAACGGGTGGTTCAAGAACGACCGGATCCCGAGAGCTGACGAGGCGACCAGGGTCGCTCGCGTGCTTGGCCGGACCGTGGAATACCTGGTCACCGGCCAAGAACCGACCACCAAGCAGATGCCGCCGGAGCTCGCCGACTTGTGCCAGCTGCTCGAGGGCCTGTCGAAGGAGCAGCTCGCAGAGCTACGCGGAGTCGTGAAGTCCTACGTGCAACAGAACTTCGGTTCCGCGCGCGCCTCGAAGGCGGCCGGGGCGTAGACTACCCCAATTTGGCATTGGTACCACGTTGATCCCATTCCCTCAGCAAGGGAGAATGCCTAGAAAGCACTTCGAAAAACCTGAGCCGCTGGGAACTCCCCGTCCCGCAGCCGCGGTATCGGCGCTCGGCCGACCGCGAGCGCGCCGACCGCGTGCAGGTGGCAGCGATCCTCGTGGCCCGGGAGACCCCGAGAGACGATCCCGGAGATCCTGACGGATGGCCCGACACTACGGCGCGGTGATGTGCGAGCCAGCAGGCGCGCGGACCAGAACGACGCTGTACCCCGGTAGGAGGTCTGCCTATCCTGAGCATCGAAATCCCTGATCTCGCTGCACGGGGCGAGCCTGCCGCACTATGGTGTCAGTAGCAGAGCCGACCAGCAGCGATGTACGACGGCATACCGAGCAGAATGCGGTCTCGTTCTGGGCCGCAACGCCGAGTGTGCTCTCTGTTGCGGCTCCCCCTGACGTGCGAATGCGCGGTCAGAAGTCGCGCGAAAGAGCGACCCCGTCGATGGAATGGAAGGAGGTGAAGCGCGAGCCGACGGTCTCTGCCGAAGCGCAGGTCTGCGCCGACAGAACGGAGCTTTGTCGCGGCGGGGTGACCTCGTCCGAGTGGACTGCGGTACGACGTCGAGATAGGAGGAATACGATGAGGCAGACGAAACGCGTCGTCATCCTGTGCATCGTGGCGCTGATCGCCGGTGGGCCGCTATGCACGGTGTGGGGCCAGCTACCCTACACCAGGACTGATCAGGACGGAGATCTCAGCGCCTATCTGATCGGAGCTTTCAGCCCAGTCGCCAGCGGGATCGTAGTTCGGGTGATGAACCCCACCTCAACGCTGCTGATGGTGACCGCGGCACTCTTCGACAAGAACGGTACGCGGCTAGGCCAGTATGAAGTGAAGCTGCCAGCCAACGGAGCGGTCGATACCGACCTGCTCGCCCTGAAGACCAAGACTGGCGAGCCGGTCGTGCCGAACACGAAGGACCCAGTGGTGATCAAGATCGTCTCCCGCGCCGCCCCCGACCCCAAGAGCCCCACCAAACTGGTTGTGTGGCAGGGAATCATGGGGTACGTGATCCAGACCTGGGAAGCGTACAAGGATATCAGGTGGCATGAGACAGTACCGCTCACCTCGGTGCCGACCATCGTGCTCACCAAGTACGAGAACTTGGAGCTGAAGAAGATCCTGGGGCAACTGTGATACCGCAGAGAGCCTGTCGCCCGTAGGGAACTACCCGGTTCCTTCGGTGGCTGCTGCCTGATCGAGGCGGAGTGTCGACTACCGACTTCCAGTCCACTGGTCCGCCATGGGCGGTCGCCTTGCCACAGGCTCCTGTCGGGGGACTGCGGAGGGACCAGAGGTGTGCGTGGGTCGCAGGCTGGTAAAGCGATGACCACCTGACATGAAGGAGGCCGAAAGTGAGACTGGCAACGTTCAACTGCGAGAACCTCTTCGCTCGGTACAGATTCAAGAAAGACCCAGGGCCACGCTTGGCCGACGGGTTCACCATCAACGATCTGGCCTTCGACATCTACGACGAGACCGCGAAGCAGATCACAGCGAAGGCCATCAAGCAGGTCGACGCGGACGTGATCGCCCTTCAGGAGGTCGAGAGCCTACCTGTCCTGGACCGCTTCAACGCGCGGTACCTGGGCGGCATGAAGTACCGGTACCGGATCATCGTGGACGGCAACGACCTGCGAGGCATTGACGTCGCCATCCTGAGCCGCTTCCCGATCGTCTCTGTCCGCTCGCACCGGGACGAGCGGAACGCCGCGAACACGGCGACGCTGTTCTCGCGCGACTGCCTCGAGGCGCGCGTTGAGATCGACGGCAAGGTCCTCACGCTCTACGTCAACCACCTCAAGTCCATGGTCGGAGGGCGGGCCGAGACCAAGGCCCGGCGGAAGGAGCAGGCCACGCGCATCGCCGAGCTCGTGAGCAAGCTGTGGGACGCCGAAGGCGCGAAGGGCTGCTACGTCGTTCTCGGCGACCTTAACGACTACCCGGATAGTGAGACCTCCCTCGGCCCTCTTCTCCAGCACGCCGGGCTCGTGAACGTCCTCGACCGGTTGCCCGACGACGAACGGTGGACGCACTTCTATGCTGGTGGGCACACCTACGGGCAGCTGGACTACCTCCTGCTCTCGCCGGCGCTCGCCCAGAAGAACAAGCGACCGCCCGAGGTCATGAGGATGGGGCTGCCGTTCCGTGCCGACCGCTACAGCGGGCCACGGTTCGAGTTTGTCGGCGAGGACAACCCGAAGGCGTCGGACCACGCGCCTCTCGTGATGGACTTGAGCCTGCCGTGAGCGACGGCATCGAATCCCCTGGTTGACACCCAGCCGGCACAGCGCGAGGATAGTGAACCCGGGTTGCGCTCGGAGTCCGGTACAAGGAGGCCGACAAGACCAGTGATGCGCGCGAGGGTGTTCCGCGCCGCGGTCATGCTGCTGCTCATCGCCGCCGTGGCATCGGCGGAGACGGTCTACGTCACGAAGACCGGCAGCAAGTACCATCGGGCGAGCTGTCAGCATCTCTCCAAGAGCTCGACCGCGATCGAGTTGTCCGATGCAGTCGCGCGTGGCTACGAGCCCTGCAAGACGTGCCGTCCGCCGACGGCCGTGGCGGCGCAGACTCCTGCAACGGCCACTCCGGCGGCCGCGGCTCCGGTCCCGCAGCACCGGGAACTGTCGGGGAAGGTCGTTGGGGTACACGACGGCGATACCCTCACGCTACTCGTGGGAACGACCCAGCACCGGATCCGCCTCAACGCGATCGACGCCCCCGAACCAGGGCAGCCCTACAACCAACGCGCCAAGCAGGCGCTAGCGGGCCTGTGCTTCGGGGTTGTCGTGCGTGTGGTGGTGCTCGACGTCGACCGCTACGGCCGGGAGATCGGCGACGTGTATGTAGGTGAGACGCTGGTCAACGCCGAACTCGTTCGAGCAGGCCTGGCCTGGTACTTCAGGAAGTACTCAGAGGACTCGGTCTTGGCCGCGCTTGAGGTGGAAGCGAGGTCCGAGGGCCGCGGCCTTTGGGCCGACGCAGATCCTGTCCCGCCCTGGGACTTCAGAAAGGAGTAGCAGCGTTCTCGATCGGAAGCGCTGACCGATGCGTAGACCGCACCGGTGACCCCGGACCCGGCTACCGGTCCTGGTGGACAGACTCACTGAGGAAGGGAACCAAGCACGATGCAGACGACAAGCGATGGCGAGGGGAACGTCCAGTCCGGAGCGCAGGGGGATGCGGAACCGCAGGCTGGGCGGCCGACACCGAAGCTGAGGAGGCTGTACGACACCTCCATCCTGATCCTCAGCGTCTACGTCCAGATCCAGCTGTCGCTCGAAGTTGTGCTCACCCTCCCGGAACCGGTCACAGAGGCATTGCAGTTGGTGGATCTCGCAATCTGTTGCGTGTTCCTGATCGATTGGGTCGTCTTGTTCGCCATCGCACCAGACAAGTGGCAGTACATGAAACGCCGATACATCGACCTTGCGGCATCGTTGCCGTACGTGCAGGTTCTGAGGCCGCTTCGGCTCTTCAGGATCGTCAGACTCGCCCGCGGCTTGCGCCTCATCCGCGGTGCCAAGGGACTCCGCCCGGTCCTTTCGGCGCTCATGGCCAGCCCAGCGCGGTCGACCCTCGTGATCTATCTGGGTGTCACTATCGTCGTGTTCTTCTACTGTGCGCTCGGCATCTACAACTTCGAGAAGAGGATGAACGAAGGGATCCGCAGTTTCGGCGACGTGATCTGGATGTCGTTCATCACCATGACTTCGGTGGGTTACGGCGACATCTACCCGCGGACGACGGGCGGCCGCATCATGGCAGCGGTGCTGGTTCTCACCGGGATGGGGCTTTTCTCGCTCCTCACCGCCGAGTTCGCCACGTTTATCATCCGGCGAGCGCGCGGCGCCGACCGCACGGAGAAGTGAGACGATGCCCTCGGTCACGGTACGGGAGCAGACGCAGACGGTCGGCACCATCGGCCGCACGTCTCTCGTCCTGAGGCGGGCGGCTCCGGTTGCGGGCTACCGGGTCAGGTTGGAGGGTGTCTCATGAACTTCAGGAGGCGCATAAGGGTGTTCCCCGGGTTCACGGTCAACCTCAGTAAGTCGGGGATGAGCGCGACCGTCGGTATCCGAGGCGCGAGTGTGAACGTCTCGAGGAGCGGCAGCTACCTGAACACCGGTATACCAGGTACCGGACTCTACAGCAGGACCAAGATATGGGACCGCGAAAGGGCGCCCGCGCCTACTCCCGCCGATTCGCGGCCCTTCGGCACCGCCCTTCCCGAGCCTGACACCGGAGTGGAGATCAAGAGTTTCCACCCGTCGCTCATCACGAGTGAGAACCTCTTCGGCCTTCGCGAGTCGGTCGTGAAAGCCCAGGAGACGAAACGGGAGCTCGCACAGGAAAGCGCAACGGCCCTGGCCGCCAAGAGGCGATGGCTACTCGTGGTCGTGGCAACGCACATCTTGGTGGTCGGGATCTTCATCAAGGCGATCCGCGAGCGGTTCCGGCAACTCAGCCAGGAGGCGAAGCGCGCCCGCGAGGCGTTCGAAGACTTCCAGATGGAGGTGTCGTTCGCCTTCGACAAGGAGCTGCTCAATGAGTACGCTGAGCTCTGCGATGCGTTCGACCGAGTATCCTCAGTGCAACGGATATGGGATGTGGTTTCCACTAGACGGGTCGACAAAGTGCGCGAGCGATCCTCCGCGTCCAAGGCCGTCACGAGGACTCCGGTGTCATTCACCCGGTCGCAACTCGACTTCCTCCGCTGCGAACAGCAGACCCTCCACCTCAAGAACGCGAACGGAGCGGACCTGCATCTCTACCCTGGCTTCCTCGCGGTGGTGAGCTCCTCTGGCCAGTTCGGGTTCGTCGACATGCGGGAGGTCAAGGTCGCGCACCATAGCGTCCGCTTCATCGAGCAAGACGGCGTTCCCGCGGATACGCGGGTTGTCGACAAGACGTGGCGGTACGTGAACAAGAACGGGACGCGCGATCGGAGGTACAACGACAACTACGAGATCCCAATCGCGGAATACCACGAGTTCTACCTCCGTTCGGATTCCGGCCTGAATGAGGGCTACATGTTCAGCGACCCCGATGCGGGCGCGACCTTCTGCTCGAAGTTGGTTGCCTACCAGAACACCCTCAGCAAGTTGAGGTGGGAGGCGTCGCCGGAGCAGACATCCGGGATAGCGACATGAGCCGTCACAGGGCCCGAGAGGGGCCGTAGTATCGGGCGAGGACACGTACCTGCAGAGAGCCCGATCGGGGGGCTCTCAGTTCGGGCGTGAAGGAGGCATGCGATGAACGATCGGATGGTCTACAGGCGGGAAGACGGGAAGTGGGCCAACAAGCGCGCAGACGCTTCGAGGGCCAGCAGCGTGCACGCCACCCAGGGTGAGGCCGAGCGGGCCGCGAAGGCGATGCTGAGAAACGTCGGCGGGGGTGAACTCGTGGTGAAGGGCCTCGACGGGAGGATCCGCAGCAAGGATACCATTCCTCCGGCGAAAGATCCGTTCCCGCCTCGCGATCGTGAGCACTAGCCGGCGTCGCAGCGTGGGATACTGGACCGGTCTGGGGCCGCCGCTGAGCTGTGGTTCTCACTGCAAGTGGGCAACTCGCGTGGGGTCGCCCAAGGCCGACTCAGGATGCCTGCCGAAGCGCCCTACTTGGATCCTGGGAAAGGAGGGTGTGCGCATGTCTGACTCACCGGAACGACCGCCGACGGAAGTCAGTCGGCCACTCATGATTTCTGCCATTGTGGCGGCCGTGATGCTCCTCGCGGCCCTCCTGGATATCTGGCCGTACGGATACTTCATCCTCCTTAGGTGGGTCGTCTGCGCGGTCTCGGTCTTCCTGGCCTTCGGCGCCTGGGCCCGGGGTCGACGGATCGTGCTCGTCGTCTTTGGGGCGCTCATCGCGCTCCTTTTCAACCCGATAGCCCCCGTCGAGTTCGACCGGGAGGTCTGGATGGCTATCGGCGTCGGAACCGCGGCAGTCATGGTTGTACGCGGGCTCCTCCTGAGGCAACGGCGGGCTCAACCCTGAGGACAGTCAGGCTTGCCGTTGCCGACATGACGAAGACTTCGACTGTTGCGTCACGTGGGAAAGGAGATGCGGAAATGGCTCGAAGGGTGTTCTACAGCTTCCACTTCGGTGCGGACGCGTGGCGAGCGGCCCAAGTCCGCAATACTGGGGTCGTCGAAGGTAACAGACCCGTGTCAGACAATGACTGGGAGGCAGTCAAACGCGGGGGGGACGAGGCTATCCAGCGCTGGATAGTCCAGCAGATGGAGGGGCGATCATGTACAGTCCTGCTGATCGGCGCCAACACCGCGGGACGCAAATGGATCGACTTCGAGATCCGGAGGAGTTGGGAAGATCGCAAAGGCGTCGTGGGAATCTACATCCACAATCTCCGGGACAACGCCGGGCTCCAGACGAGCAAGGGCCGCAATCCGCTCGATGATGTCCGACTGAGAAGCGGCAGACTACTGTCGTACCATGCGAGGGCGTACGACCCTCCGCATACTGATAGCTCGAACGCATACAACTACATCGCCCAGCACCTGGCGAGCTGGGTCGAGGAAGCGATCGCGATCCGAAACTCGCTCTAGGGGGCAATCGCCGTGACGAAAAGGAGATCTACTGGCCGCGCGCACGGAATGCCAATCTCGGCCGACTCCGCTGCTGTCCAGGCGCATCTCGCGATTCTCCAGTCAGTCATGCAGCGGATGGCATCGAACAGCGCCAACTGCAAAGCCTGGTGCGTTGCACTGGTCTCGGCCATATTGGTCCTGGTCGCGGAGCCGGGTAGCTCTCGGCCTGCCCTACTTGCCGCGGTACCAACGGTACTGTTCCTGCTGCTCGACACGTACTACCTTGCCTTGGAGCGACGATTCCGAGATTCATACAACCGCTTCATCGGGGTTCTGCATCGCAACCGGATCGACCTGTTGGACCTATACGCTGTCGGACCGGGTCCGCTGGGAGCCTGCGCGTACATCGGAGCGCTCCGATCCTGGTCGATCTGGCCGTTCTATGTGGTACTCCTTCTACTCGTCACTGCGGCCGGGTTGGTGATGGCCTGACACGCAGCGCAGCTGCTTCGCTGGACACACCCGCTCCGGCTGGTACCGTGATGGCAGCGACCGACGCGCCCCGGGCGCCAGAGGCGATTGTGCGTGCCTGCGCGGCCGCCATATACTCGGTTCGAGGGGAGCAGAGATGGCGAGGAGAAAGATGACGTTCCAGCTGATCTTCGATGGTCCGGCCCTCGAGAGCAACGAGTTCGAGGTCACAAGGCTCACGTCTGCGCTGCTCGCGATGGACAGCCTGCTCAAGCGTGCTGACGGTGTCCTGAACAGCGGCAAGACGAGCCTCAGGATGAACGTCCGGGCGAGCTTCAAGACAGGGTCGTTCCAGATCGAATTCTCGAGCCTGCAGACTCTTATCGACCAAGCTCGAGAGCTGTTCGCGTCCCCGACGGCGAACGCTGTGGTGAACGCCGTCGGCATCTTTTCGATCGTCTTCGGAGCGCAGGCATCGCTAGTGCGGCTGGTCAAGTTTCTCCACGGCCGAGCTCCGGACAGAATCGTCGACAATCGCGATGGCACCCTAACAGTCTACCGATCTGATGTCAGCGAGAAATACGAGCGCCGCACCATCGAGCTCTATCGTGACTACCAGGTCCGTCAGGCCTTCGAGGAACTCGTGGCCGACCAACTCGGCAAGGACGGCATCGATTCCATCGCCGTGGCTGCGGACGGAACGGAGGTGGTTGCCAGTATCCAAAAGGACGAGGCGGAGTACTTCCGCTGCCCGCCGGCACCTGAACAAGAGATAGGCACTTCGGAGTACGAGACAAGCCTGAACCTGGTGCGCATCACCTTCAAGGAGGGCAACAAGTGGCGGGTGACTGACGGACGCGGGGAGTTCAGCGTGACCGTGAGCGACGAGGACTTCCTCCGCCGCGTGGAAGCCAATGAGCCCTTCTCCAAGGGGGACATACTGAGGGTTCGGCTGCGGCAGGTTCAGTACTCAACACCGAAAGGGATCGTCACCGAGAGCTTTGTTACCAGGGTCCTGGAGCACATCAAGCCGCCGACGCAGCTCAACCTCGGAGTATAGACAACTCCTCCAGCCGCTGCAGACCGCTACGTCGGCCCGCTTCCTGTCGCGAACATCCCGTCGAGTATGCTGGCTTGGCCGGCGAATCGTAGCACGCGCTCCTCAGGGTTCGCCTGATCGTAATGCTCGGACATCGCCACCGAGCGGTGGCCGATCATGTAGCGCAGGACTTCCTCCGGCAGGAGCGTGCGGAGGCGCGTCTCGTAGGTGTGCCGTAGTGCGTGAGCCCCTAGGAAGCGCCCCGCCGTGGGAATCCCTGAAGCCAGCGCCGCGGGCCCCCAGGCGCGCTGCACGGCCTTCGGATCCACAGGCCCAGTCTGGAGCTTCTTGGCCCACGGGATGACGTAGTCGCCGTCACGCCGGCACGGCGTCTGACCACGCCACCAGGTGAGGAGCTCCACAGTCCGCTTCGGAAGCAGGGCGGACCGCTCGTGGCCGTTCTTCGGCTTCCCGACCAAGCCGTCCGCCTTGACGGCCTGCAGGATCAGGACCGCCGGGATCTCCCAGCGGATGTGCCCCCAAAGGAGGGCGCAGACCTCCCCTACCCGCATGCCCGTGCTGAGCATGATGAAGTACGCCACCGCCCACCGCGGCTGTCCCCAGATCGCAAGCATCTTGTCTCGGTCCGCGGGGAAGAGCATCCCGATCTCCTCGAGGCTCAACGCATCCCGGTGCCGGTAGTCCGTGCCCATGGGCTCGATGCCGGCCAGAGGATCGAACCGAATCACTTTCCCCCGATGAGCCTCCCGGGCGATGAGAGCCATCGTGTAGAGGATGTGGTTCTTCGTCTGGTTGGCGAGCTCGAGGCCGGCGAGCCACGTCTCCACCTCCACCGGGTTCATGGTCTCCATGGCCACGCCGCCCCACCTGGGGAGGATGTGGTTCACGAGGTAGCCCCGCCGGCACTTCGCCGTCGCGCGCCCGAACGGGCGGCCTTTCGCGTGCTGGCGCGCGATCCAGGGGCACTCGCCCCAGACGAAGAACCGATCGGCGTAGTCGCCGAAGGTGACCCGAGAAGGCTCCCCTTCGCGCAGGATCTCCGCGATCTTGATGTGAGCCTTGCGGAGCGAGGTCTGTCCAGTGGAGTGGTACGTCTTCTGCCCGGGCAGCTTGTAGTAGTACCGGCCGCCACGATGCCACAGGCGGTAGGACGGAAGCATTGGGGGTGCCTCCTCGAGTCGAATCTACAAATCGTCTACAGTGGCGCTTCCGTCACCCCATCGACGGCCGGGCATGATCGACAACTTCTTGCCCGGTACCACTTTGCGAATGGGCGACAGAGGACTCGAACCTCTGACCCCTAGCATGTCAAAAGCCCGAGTCCGAACGCAACCGTAGACAGACGCGTGCAACGCGCGCGTTTCGGGGTCAGCGCCGCGGAATCTATCACGTTTCTGTTGTCCTGTGCAAGTACCCTTCGACCAGGAAATCCACACTTCTTCTACAGGGGGTGATAGCGATGACCCCCAGCTGGGCGTGCTAGGAACCAACCGGCTCACCCCCGCGGTGCCGCCGGAAAAATGGCTGACGGATTCCACAATTCATCTACAGCCGCGATCAGGCACCGAACCGTCAGTACGATGCGCTCACGTCCCGAGTCCTTCGTGCTCCGCGTCCCGCCGAATCCGACGGTCCCCGATGAGCGCGCGCGTCGACTCACTCGCGGGCGAGTACCGCAGAGCCGCCTCTGCGACGCGGAGCGCATCGGCTGCAGAAGAGCGATCTGGCCGAGGGCGGTGCCGGCGAGACCGGTTCTCGACCAATGCAGGGAGACGCTCAGGGCACTCCTGCCAGGGCTCCGGCGCGAAGCGGCCTCGTGTGGATCCCGCACTCCCCACCGCACTTGCTCGTGCCGCTCCAGCGGCCCGCGCGCTCGTTGGCATCCGTCGTTATCTTCGTGCACGGCGCGCAGCCGAGAGATCGGTAGCCTTGCGAATACAGGGGGTTCACCTCCACCTTGTTGAGCGCCAGGTACTGCCAGACCTCTCGCTCGGTCCACAGAAGGATCGGGTTCAGCTTGAGCAGGTCGCGATCCCGTTGCTCCACCTCCCGGAAGTCCGTCCGCGTCCTGCCCTCTGTGCAGCGCAGGCCGGTGACCCAGCAGCCTATGCCCATCTGCTCGACGGCCCATCGCGTCGGTCTGACCTTCAGGACTTCACAGCACTGCTCGGGATCAGTCCGGTAGAGTTCCGACGGTACGTCCTCGTCGTTCCTGAAGACGCGGAGCTCCGGATACCGGGCAACTTGCGTCTCCATGAACTTCACTGTCTCCGCTGGTTTGTGCCGTGTAGTGATGATGAAGCCCCTGATCGCCGGGCTGATGCGCTTGGCCAGGTTCCACACGGCAACTGAGTCTTTGCCCAGGCTGTTCGCGACGACAAGGGCATCACCGTAGAAGGCGTAGGCTTCCGCGATCAGATCGAGTGATCGTTCCACCTTCTCCCGGTAGGTGAGGTTGGAGACAAGGTGCTGGATGTCCTGGCTCTCGGCACGAGCGAGCATGTCATGGTCGATCACGCTTCGTACCTCCTGGCAGACCATGGTCCATGTATCGAGGCGGCGCGTCCATGCCTCCACGGCCATCTGAGGAGCTCTGCCCCCCCCTGGGACTTCATACCGGCCGGCAAGACGCGGTCTATGGTCGTTTTCCGCGAGTCTGGCTCCGCTTGGTCCCTGGCGGGGCGGCGGACACGCGACCGTGCCGCTCGGGACCGGGTGAATCGGTGAATGTCGTGTTCACTCGCCTCAGCGAAGCGAAGCGAGGTCTCTGGTGCGGTTACTCAGTGCCTGTTCGCCATGGCCGCGTCGATGCCTCTCAGCAGACCGGATGCGAAGACCTCGAGAGTATCATCGCCGGTGCTTGTCGACTCTCGCGGAGTCGTTCTCTCCGCCGACGACGGCGACCCGCATGTACCGCTTGGTCTCTTCGACCTCGCACGTGCGGCCGTCCTCAGTCAGCACGGCGAGTCTTGACATAACGCCGGTGGAACTCCTCATCCATCACAGGTGGTTCGCCTCCGACTTCTCCAGGTAGTCCACGAAGCGCTTGACCGCATCGTCATCTATGAAGCCCAGAGCCAAGGCGATCTCCCCGAAGCGGTGCGTGTTGCCCTCTCGCTGCAACTGGAGAACCTGATCGACCTGTTCCTGGGTCATTCTCCCAGCCGACAGGAGGAACTCACCTATCCGGGCAGCCATCTCCGCTTTCCTCTGTTGGCGCGCCCCGCCGGTGACGCCACTGTCGAGACCGCACGATCTGCGAAGGCTTCACGTACCCTCTCTTGCCGGCGTGCGGGCCCTCCAGGATTCGGACCTCACGCATGCCTGGCGAGACCCCCAGGAGGGTAGCCCGAGTCCCAGACGGCACACGCATGATCCTCGCAGCCGAGAAGGGCTTCGTCACCGGACTGGCATAGCTGACCACAGGATCGACCGTCAGATTCCGGTAGTCTATCTCGCTCTCGGCAACAGCGACAGGCGAACCTCCGTGGCCTATCAAGGCGACTCCGATGCCGATGAACGCGAACCGGCACCAGACACAATCCTCGGCCAAGCACGGCTGAGAGGCCACCCGAAGGTACAGGAACCACGCCGCGAGTAGGACCGCCCCGAGCAGGATGGTATATCTCCCGTACGCGGCAATACGACTGAATCCGTGCTCGGCACCCACGCGAGTCCCCTCCCTGTTTTCGGTTGATGGCCGATCGTACACGATGCGGCGAAAGCTGGGATAGGGGAAACCAGGAGTATGGGCGACGAAATCCCCTAGGCGGCTAACTTGCAGTCGTTCGCGTTCCGAGTAGGCAGCCAAGAACGAAAGCGACTACTGGGCCGACGAGGGCCGCGGCCCGCCACGCTTTGAGCGCGCGCTCACGGGAGGCCGCCTGCCGGAGCATCTCCTCTCTGTAGATCGACCAGGAGCTCGAGAGCACCGCGTACCTGCTCGTGAGCTTCTCGAAGGAGCTCTGAATCGCCGCGAGCTCCCTCGACAACTCCGCGCGCGAGCTCTCCGAGGCGGTCAACCTCTCCTGCAAGCTCGCGAGCTCGAGTCTCAGCTCGGCGAGCTGCGTCCCGGCTTGCTGCAAGCTCTCCCGCAAGGTCCTCAGCTCGGCCGACCGCTTCGCGAAGTTCTCCTCCAAGGCGGTCAGCGTCGCGTCGGCTTTCCTCAAGAGCTCTATCGAGCTCTCGAGCGCGGGAGGCCTCGCGGTCTGCGCGCACGCTTTCGCTGGCCAGGCGGTCCAGGGCAGGACGCAGACGAACCAGAGCCAGGCCACCTGCGCCCAGTGCGATCCCGGCCGCGAGAACGAGAAGACACGGCAGGACACGCTTCATCCCGTCCCGGCCTTCATGCGGGCCGTCTGTGCGATCGCCCTGAACCATCTCACCACGCTCTGGATGATGAGTTGGTAGCCGACCTGGGTGATCAGGAGGAGCAGACCGGCCGACAGAAGCCTCGTGCCGATCCCTCCCGGCAGCAGCAGGGCGATGCCGAGGCACAGCGGCAGGAGTAGCAGGTGCCAGACGAGGCTAGGAGCCTTGGGCACCAAGCCCTTCACCCACTCGATCGTGCCGACGACCGCGCCGGCAGCGAGCAGAACCATCACGACGTCCATGTTCCCCTCCCCTCAAATCGCTTCCGTGTCCCCAGGCGGGCACCAGATGACCGCTTCGGACACGATTGTCTCGAGCTCTAGCTCCGTGAACCGCCGGCAGAAACCGTCGCCTGCCCAGGCCGGCCGCCTGGTCGGCCAGGGATCGTGGTAGATGAGCTCCTCGGTGGCCGGGTCATAGGCGACGATGAGGAGGTAGTGCCCCGGCGGCACGATGCAGCCCTGCACCGCGCGGCCGCGGCGGAGCTGCTCGACAATCTTCGCTGGCGTCACCGTGGTCCAGTGCAGAGCTCGAGCTCCCAGGACCTCGCGGGCCGCCAGGGGGTAGTACGCGGCGTGCCGGTTGCCAGGCTCCTTGACCGGGTCGACCCAGGGGGCCGCCACCCGGAACTTCGGGTAGTTTGTGGGGTCGTTGAGGTAGTCCGTGATCGCCTCGTCCGCCGGCAAGATGTAGCCACCGGGGCAGCGGATTTCCACGTCGTACCCGACCACCGCGGCGCCCATGGCCGCCGAGGAGCTCCCGCAGGATTGGAGCCAGCGGGCATAGCCGAGCTTCCGGAGCTCCTCCTCGGTGGGGTTGTTTACCTGCGAGTGGTACCGCCAGCGATCGCTCCAGTATCGGGCCCCGAAGATCATCGCCCGAGTCCCCTGATCTGGTCCTTGATCTCGGTGAGGCTCGCGATGATGCTGCGGTACTGCTCCTCGAGGGTGTACACCCTCCGATCGGTGCTGTCCGCGAGCTCGCGGGTCTTCCGTACCTCATCCCGCATCTCGGACAGCATGGCGTTGCGCGTCGCGAGCACCGCGGTCGTGCCCCAGCCGCCTACCGCGAGCGCGGCGCTCAGCGCGATGCCGACGACCCATTTCGCAGTCCCGCTACCGTTCGTCACGGCTTCTGTTCTCCTTCCGCTCATCCGCGAAGATCGCCCGACAGCGAACCAGATCCGCGGCCGCGACCTTCGCGTCTCCGAGTTGCTCGATGGTCAAGAACGGCTCTACGACGAGCTCGCTCTCGAGCATGAGAAGTTCGTTCATCTCCTCGTTGAAGGCCGCCCGCTTCTCCGCCGGCACAACAATGCGGTCACCATCCTTCACGCCGTGCCGTTCGAAGATCGCCCGGCGCAGGCCGTCGAACCGCCGCCCTTCGACCTCCACGCGTTCCATGGACTTCGCCAGACAGTACGCAACTCTCACCGGGAGCGCGAGTGAGGAGATCGCCGTGAGTCCCTGCTGCAGCTCCAACACTTCGACCATCCTCATCACATCCTCCCTACCTACCAGGCTATGCAGCAGCCAAGCGCGAATACCGTAGAGCTGCTCCCGGAAGCACACATGAGCGTGGTGTAGCCGCCCGCCGAGTTTCCGCAGTGCAGCGTGATCGTCGTTCCGGACCTAGACGCCCAAGCGAGCACGTGCAGGACTCCGGATCCGACCGATCCCGAGCCGTGCAGCAGGAGCGTCTTTCCATCCGGACAGTACGGAGAGATCGCGTCGTAGAGGTTGTCCTGGGTGGTCGCCCCGGTGTTGGTGTAGGTGTAGTACATCCGGTGCAGACCGCGCATCCCGCTTTCGAAGGAGCACTCAAAGGTGTAGAACCGCAGCTTGTCGTCCGAGGTGTCCCAGAGCGCCAGTCGGTCGGTCTGGAAGTACAGGTAGACGTCCCTGTTCGATCCACCGGCCGCACTGCCGAGCTTGAGCGACACATCCCGTAGACTGGCTGTTGCGTTCGACGCCTGGTAGAGCTCCGCGACCGTCTCCATGGTCGCCGCGCCGTCCTGCGTGGTTCCGGAGTCAGTGCTTATCCGAAAGGCGAGCGCGGCTTCGCCAGTCGCGCCGCCGCTCGCGCCGCGGCGCATCATCAGTACACAGCCTTCGGGGGTGGTGGTCAGCCGCTTCCACCCCGAGCGGTAGTAGAGATTGTCCGCGAGGATGGAGTACTGATCGGTAGCAGTGAAGCTCTGGTAGTTCCCCCGCGTGCCGTGCCGGAAGCCGTAGACACCCATCGAGGCGCGCGCAGCAGAGTCCGGCTGGTATATGTTGTTGGCGTCTCCGGCCGGCCACGCTGCCGTGTAGAAGGTCGAGAGCCACGGTGCGGCGAGAGCCAGTGTGTATGGACATGCTCCGATGGCATAGCCCGACGAGTAGAGACCGATCTTCCAGCCCCAGGCGTTCTTGGACACAGCTACCGGGGCGGATGCGATGTCGTCATCGCCCAGGCACTCGAAGTGCGACCCGGCGTAGTTCACTGTGATGTACCCCGGCTTCGTGTAGTAGCCGAGGTGGAGGTTGCCCACGCCGCCTGAAGTCCCTGGGTCGATAACGATGGACTTGCCGTACGCCGTGTCCGCGCCGACGATGGACGCAGTGCTGCTCGCGCGGTCGAGGGCAAGAGCCGGCGTAGCCGCCGGCGGCGCCAGTAGAGCAAGCGGGCAGCTCGAAAGCGTCAGCGTGTAGGCATCGGTGGCGTCCGCGGCGACGACGGCTATCCTGTCCAGCCAGCTCGTCCCGTTGTGGTACTGCAGTCGGAGCTCGTTCTTGTCCAGGTACGCCCGCTGGTCTCCGGAGCCAGGACTGACGTACTTCCCGGCCAGCCACCCGTAGTCTCCAGAAACCTCGAGGTAGCTCTGGATCTCCGCGACCAGCGCGTTGAGAAAGGACGCTTCGACCTTGTTCGCAAGGATCAGATTGGCCGGGAGATCTCCGTTGGCGATGAGGAGCGTTGTCGCCGGGATCTCCGAGCTCCAGTTCGAGGCGACCTCCGACTTCGTCACTCGTCGCACGCGGTAGGCGTACGTCGTAGCCGTCGGCTCCGCCTCGGTGCCGCCATGTGGGATCTTGGTGTGGATCAGCCGCTCGACGACGAGGTCGGTGTCTCCGCCCGGAGAACCGCTGTCGTATCCGGCTCCGTCCAGGTCCACGGGGTACCAGTTCGCGCCAGCATCCGGGCTGACTTGCAGCTCGTAGCGAGCGAAGTTCGTGAGGTTGTTCTGCCGATCCCAGCTGAGGTGGATCGCACCGAACAGACCATGGGCAGAGAGAGTCGGCACGGTGGGGTTCGTCGTGCCCCCGCCCTCGGAGTAGCCGTCCTGGAGATCGGCGAAGGATGGCGTGACGCTCAGGGAGCTCTCGACGAAGTTCTGCTGCGCGACAGCATCTACGCCCTGGCCTCCCCAGACGACGCTCGTGTAGGTCTCGTACGCGGAGATGCCGATCGCGGTGTACTGGCGCAGCGGTCGATCGAAGTCTCGTTCGACGGACACCACGATGGCCGTCGTGGACATCGACGGGTTGGCCAGGTTGATCGTGACGACAGTTCCGAGCGGCAGATCCTGGTTGCGCATTGTCCAGCTGTACTGGAAGTCCCCATAGCGCAGGGCTCCCCACAGGGCATTGGTGAGCCTCGTGGCAGCCGTCGAATCGTAGATGTGCCTGGCGGTATACCTCTGCGGATTCGCGGAGGTGCTCGGTGCCAGCCGTTTCTTCACGGCCTTCCGGTACAACGCCCTCCCGGTGATCTCGAAGGTGTAGAGCTTCCTCGTCTCTCCGGCGGTGTTCTGGAAGAGCACCTTCGCACGGCGGCTCTCGAAGCTCTGGGAGGAGATGGCTACTCCGGCATCGGCCGTGAACGCGACCACGTGATCGGACGTCGTGATGAGGCTGATGTCCTTGTTCTGGAGCCTGGTCTTTCGCTCCAGGTACGGGATGTCCAGCCACTTGGTCACGAAGTCCTGGTAGGCGTCCTCGATGTCGCCATCGTCCGGGAAGTAGTCACCGGCCGCAATCGCCTGGCCGGTGAACTCCACCTTACCGCCACTCGTGCTGAGCGGCAGGTTCTCCCGGTAGAGAAGTGCACCCTCCATCGTCGCCGTCTTTGACCATTCGACTTCGGCGCCATCGTACTCGATGTCCCGCTTCCGTCGGTTCAGGCCCTCAGCGGTGCCGTATGTGTCACCCTCCGGATCGGTCTCCTGGATCGTCACGGTGGGGGTTACGGTGTCCGCATCCCAGTGGTACACGGTGAAGGTGCCGGCTTCGGTGAAGGTGAAGACGTAACCGTATTCGAAGAGCAGTCCGTCGATGAGCTCTCGGTAGGTCTCGTCACCTTTCGTGCCGGCGATGTGGAGCACGGTCTGGGTGATGTCGGGGCAGGAAGCGGAGATGATATCCGGGACCGGGTACCCCGCCATCTCCAGGAGCTGGTGGATGATCGAGTGGTCCGGATCGCTCGTGTCCAGGATCTTGTAGGGTGTCCCTCCCACAGTGGCTGGGTACTGGAAGCTCTCCGCGAGCAACTCGTCGAGGAGGTAGGAGTTGTCCAGGATCTCCAGGCTGAGGGCGGTGACGACCTGGCCGGTGGTCTGCTCGAAGGTGGGCGCAATGTAACCCGTGAAGACGGGGACACCACCCTCGTCGGTGATCTCCGCGAGGATCCGCCCATCGTAGGCGAAGAAGCTGTTGACCAGGTCGTTGTCATGCTTGAGCTGGATCCGGAAGGAATCGACTACGCTCTTGCGCGAGTCGTTCATGAGCTTTCTGGTGACGGACTTCGACCCATGGCGGATCAGGTGAGAGAAGTCGGTCCAGTCTCCGGCCCCCGGGAAGAGTACGCGCAGCTGGAGATTCATGCGACGATCCTCCGCCGGCGCTCCAGGCGGACCCTGGCCTGTTCGAGCTTCTCCGCGAGATCATCGATGCCGTAGACGGTGCCGAAGTTGAAGTTGATCACGTCGCCTTTGGGTCCATACCGATTCGGCGAGCCGAAGGGGGTCACGCTCACGTGCTCGCGGCCGCCGGGGTTGTCGCCCACCATGAGGAGGCGCGGCCCCGAGGTGACGAAGTCGGCGCCCTCGCGGGCGGCCTCGACCTCGGCGACGGTGCGCGCATTCCGGGCGACCTCGATGCGGCGATCGAGCACCGCGAGCTCCGCGGCGATCTGCTCGTCTCGGCCGGACCAGAACTTCTGCCAGCTCGACATCCCCTGGAGCTCCTGCTCGAGTACAAGGGCGGCGGAAGCCAGCGCCGCAAGCTTGGCGGTGCGCGCCTTCTCGAGATCCTTCTCGGCCTGTTCCTCCGCGGCAACCGCAGCTTGAGCCTCCTTGTAGGGTTGCTCAGTCGCCTCGCGCTGAGTCTCGTAGTCGACGTTGAGCTCTCCCGCCTTCCGGATGAACTCCTCGGTGCCGATGAGGTTCCGCTCCCAGGCGTCTCGAAGGACCTCGAACTCCTGGTTGAACGTTTCGTCGAGCTTCCGAAGGTTCTCCTCGCGGAGCTCCCGTTCCCGCTCGAGGGTCTCCTTCAGCAGCTCCACCCGCTCCTCGGCGAGCTCCTGCTCCTGATCCATGATCAGAGACTTGTAGTCGTTCTGCGACTGGTAGTTGGTGACGCTCGCGCCGATGGCCGCGCCGGCGATCGCCACCAGGCCGGAGGCCGCCACCAGGGCGATGCCCACGGGGATCGCTCCGGCCACGATGAGCTTGAGCCCGGCCTCGAGCAGGAGCGGCGCGACCTGCTTCATGATGCTCGCGGCGGTCTCGAGCACGGTGTCCCCGAGCTTTCGCATGGCGTCACCGGCGGACTCCGCTTTCATGAAGGCCTCGGTCATCGACTCGAGGAGGTCCAGAGCCACCCCTTCGGCAATGCTCTTCAGATCCTGCCCGATGGAGGCGTAGAGGTCGCTGATCCTCTGTGCCGCGTCGGCTCGCCTCTGCTCCTCCTCGGTGAGCTCCTTCTGTGCTCCCTTGAGTGCTTCCGTGATCCCGAGCTGATCCCGGAGCGCTTGGTTCAGCCCCTCGAGGGCAAGCCGTTCCTCTTCCGTGTACCCCGCGTTCTTGAGCTCCTCCTGCACCTGCCAGTACACGGACCACAGCTCGCTCGCCTCGCGGATCTTCGCCTGCTCGGCCTCGAGGAGCTCCTGCAGACGGCTCTTCTCGGCGATGAGCTCGCCGGTGGTCGCTGCTTCCTCGGCGGCGGTCCGCAGGTAGATCTCCTTCTCACGGTCGATCTCCTGGTACCGGAGGATGAGCGCCGCGACGCTCTGGTCGAGCAAGTCGAACGGCTCGTCGATCTGGGCAGGGTCGATCGCGAAGAGCTGAAGGAGGACCGCCCGGATAGCCTCCTGCTGGCCCTCCAGCGCTGTAGCCATGTCAAACTGGCGCCCGAGGGCCTCGGTGACGGACTTGTCTCGCGATAGCTCGGCGTTGGCCTTGTCGATGAAGAGGCGCGCGGCCTCGGCCCCGGTGGACCCGAACACGCCCGTCACATCCTCGAAGTAGAGCTGCCAGGCTCGCTTGCCGCCGCCCTGCGCGGCCGGCGCGGGAGCTGCCGCCGCTCCCGGGCCCGTGCCGCCGCCGACTGCCTCGAGCATCGCGCCAGGCTCCATCTCCTGGGCCTTCTTCCAGAGCGCGTACTGGGCCTCGAGCTCCTTGGTGATGTATCCCTGCTCGCGGCTGATCTTGATCACCGCGTCCAGGCTCTCGCCATAGCTGTCCGCGATCCGGAGGTAGACACTGAGGGAGCGCTCGGCGAGGTACAAGTCCTCTGCGATGGCCTTCTGCCGGAAGGCGGCATCTTCGTTGATCTTCCGGGTGTAGTTCTTGTCGATCGCTGCTCCGATGCCGATCGTGGCCCCGGCGACGACGCCCACCGCGAGTCCCGCGGGCCCTAGCTTCGCGAGCACCCCTCCGACCTGGGCCCAGTTCACCATGGCCATCTTTGCCGCAAGCTGCGCCACGCTCCCGGCGGTCTTCGTGAGCGGGCCGGCCAGGGCCGCGATTGCGCCGAGGGTGATGACGGCCTTCTGGGCCCCCTCGTCCATGGCCCCGAACTTCTCCGCTGCGGCACTGACCCGGTCGATGATCTGGTTGGCGATCGGGAGCAGCGCCTCCCCGAGCTTGGCCGCGGAGACCTTCAGGTTGTCCATCGCCGTCGAGAACTTGCCGGCGGTGGTCTGGCTCATCTTGTCCATCATGCCGGCGAACTGTCCGCCCTCAGAGGTCAGGCTCCGGAGAGCCTTCTGGACGTCCGCGAACTTCACCTTCCCGGTGGAGACGAACTTGAGCACTTCCTGCGTGCTCACCCCGAGCTCCCGCGCGAGAGCCTCCAGGATGGGTACGCCGTTCTCCGTGAACCGGTTGAGCTCCTCGAGGCTGGCGACCCCCTTGGCCTGGAGCTTCCCGTAGGCACTCGTGAGGGCATCGAGCTTGTCTGCTTCCCCCATCGCCGCGTCGCCGAGCATCCGGAGTTCGGATTCTACGTCGGCGGCGGAGCTTCCGAAGGCAAGCAGAGTCTGTGCTCCCTTGGTGATGTCCTCGAGCTGGAGGGGAGTCGACGTCGAGAACTTCTGCAGCCGCTCGAAGAGCTCCGCACCCTTCTTCACGTCCCCGAGGAGCGTGGCGAAGGCGACCTGCTGCTTCTCGAGGTCGGCGGCGAACTTCACCGAGGCGACAGCCGCTCCCATAATCGGGGCCGTGAGGTAGCGGGTCAGGCTCGAGCCGATCTTGTTCAGACTGGCGCCGGCCGCCGCCATCCGCTTCGCCGAGTCGTCGACGGCCTTGTCGACCTTCTTGAGATCCCGCATCGCGTCCTTGACCGCGGCGGTTACGATGACTCTCAGCTCGTCACTGCCTGCCATGCTCGCTTGCCTTGCGGTACTGCCAGTGCTCGAACTCCTGCTCGCAGATCTCGATGGCCCGCACGTAGATGGGCCGCTCGTGGATCCAGCCCTTCCCGTGCGCGAGGCCGAAGCGCTTCCAGCGCTGCCACTCGTGCCACGCCGCGCTCACGAGCTCCCCGGAGACCAGAGCGGGGATCTCCCGTCGCTTCACGAACTCCTTGCCGGTCTCGCTCGAGCTGCTCCATATGACCTCGCACTCATCAGGGGCGAAGGTCTCCAGGTCCTTCTGCTCGGCAGCCCCACTCAGGATGAGCTGGACTGCCCGGCGGAGTTTTTTTCCTGCGCCCCGCTCATCCGGTTGACGGTCAGGATATGGACGAAGAGCTCGTTGACTAGGTCGCTCATCAGCCCACGCCGGCATGCCACGAGGTCCCCCCCGGTCTCGATGGCCTTCCCGTTCTCCGCGAGGTTCCGGATCCCCGTGACCGCGAACCTGATCAGGCCGAGGGCGTCGGGGTCCTTGTCGCGGCTTCCCGCGAACGGCTCGTACTGCTCGATCGTCGGGTAGCGCAGCGTGACCGTGACCTGCTCGCCCTTCGGGAGCTTCCTGTTCCCGTTGAACTCCGGGACGTACGTCTCACCGTCCAGGCTCTTGATGTCCACGTTCTCCTCCCTGCGCCTCGGCGAAGCCGCCCGGGGAGGCCCCAGGGTCGGCGCTCGCCGGCTCTCACGCCGTGATCGTGCGGTTGTAGATGCTCGGCCGCTCGGAGCCCACCACGGTGTAGGCGAACCCGAAGGTCTGCTTCCCCTCCATGGGCTTGTCCACGGTTAGGCTCTCGACGATCGAGGGCATGTACTCCATGATCTCGATCTCGCCCACGACCGTCGTCTCGTTCCTCCCGAGGAAGAGGTGGACGACTCCCGTGGTCGTCGGGGCGTAGGTCACTGCGCCGGCGCCGTCGTCGGAGACGACCCGGAAGAAGCGGTTCAGGATCTCGTCGATCTTCTCTGCCTCCGCCACGAAGTAGCCCTCGACGTTCCCCGTGATCTCCGGCTTGTCTCCCTCGGAGTAGCTCTTCACGTCGTCCGTCTGCACCGTGTCCTCGAACTTCTCCTTCGAGGCGCTCTGCGGGACGTTGGTGACGAAACCGAGCTTCGTCAGCGTGACCGGCTTCGCCTTGTCGCCGGTGGCCAGCGTGATCGCCGGCTTGTTGTAGATCACATCTCCCACCACCGAGGTGGCCGGGAAGGCGCTCGAGGCGCCCTTGGCCGTGATCTTGAAGAACTTCTCGCCCGACAGGGCGCCGGTGGTCACCTCCGTGCCCAGCTCTCCGAAGTACAGGTAGTTCTTCGATCCACCCAGTCTCTTCTCCGCCATGTCACTCCCCTCCCAGTAGATTGAGCTCTATCTGCAGCCTCACGACTGTCAGTCCCGTCATCTTCGCCCCCGGTGCCGGCATCTCCGGCTCCGGGTTGTAGACCGTGCTTCCGAAGACCGCGCCGCCCAGGGTCCGGTCATCCTGCACCAGGTTCACGAGAGCATCGCCGTACCGAAGTTGTCGCTCGATGACTTCGGCCTCCGTCGAGCCTCGGACAGCGAAGGCCAGGTCGAGGAACATCCGGATCGTCTGCTCGTCGTCGAGCGCCCCCACCCGCTCCGGGATCGTTCCGATGAGGAGCGCGTCGTAGGCGAGCAGTCGCTCCGGGTCGTAGCGTCCGATGATCCAGTCCTGGATCCGGCTCGTCCCTCCCGCGGCCGCCATCTCCACGGGGATCCCGCTCACGAGGTACGAGCGGATGGCCAGAAGCGCCTCATGCGTTCGCAGCTTGGCCACTCGACCTCCTGTTCTCTTCCCGGATGAAGCGGTCCATGTAGCCCTGGGCGATCTGGCTGTGCATCTTCCGGCGGCGGAAGTCCCTGTAGGCAGGCTCCATGAACGGCCGCTCGCCCCGCTCGAAGCGCATGAGGTAGTTGAGCCGACCCCGGATCCGGCTCCCAGGTCGCACTCCGAACCGGATGGCGTCTCGGGCGCTCCCCACCCCTCGCGTGTGTCCCACGCCGATCTTGAAGAATCGCGTCGACTCCTTCGTCGACCGAGTCCGGACCGGCTTCCCCCGGCGTGCGCTCCTGGCCCGCTCTGTCTGGGTGCGCTCCCGCAGGACCTGGCCGCTCAGGTACTGCTCGCGGACGAACTCGGCGAAGCGCGAGGCGATCTTCGAGATGATGAAGTTGGCCTGCTTGGGCATGCGCCCAGCGAACCGCTTGAGCGCCCCCTTGTTCACCCGCGCGAGGCTCATCCGCATCATGCGCCGCTCCGGTAGCTCTCGAAGACCCGCTGAGCGCTCAGCGGGATCGTGATCTCGTAGGAGTAGTCCCAGTCGTCGACCTTGGCCGATCTCAGGCCGACGCCACCGGCGCCACGGAACCGCTGCAGGTTCCAGGCCACGACCTCGATCGCGGCGAACTGCAGCCGTTCGTCCACTGGGTCCATGCCCGCGGTGTACTGCACACGGACGTTCTGGAGGCCTCGGGGAAACAGACCCGCGCGGCGGGCCAGGATTCCCGCTTCTCCATAGAGCACGGCATCCGTGATCTCCGTCCCGGACCCGAAAACGCCCAGAGCGTCCATGTAGACGTGCGCCACTGAGAGGACCGGCAGATCCGGCAGGATCAGGCGGTCTCGTCCCATGCCATCGAGATCCCGCTGGTAGCTCCGCGCCTTGAACCTGCGGCCGGCGATCGCCTCGCCGAGCTCCGTCGCGGCGTTGATGAGCCGCTCGACGAACAGTTGATCCGAGTCCTTGAGGTGCACCTGTGCTTCCCTGACCCGAGCCCACGTGGTCAAAGCGTAGGGGCTCAGAACCGATGTCAGGTTGAAAAGGAGGTACCCCGCGGTGCCCTTGGCCTGGACGATCTGATCGAGCACTGCCTCGGTGGGGATGTCGTCTCCGTAGAGGATGCTGGCGGAGTAGTCGGCATACCCATCGATGAGCGCCGCGAGCTCCTCGAGGGAGTCCGCGGAGGCCTCGGTGAGGTCGATCATGCCGGCGGCGCCGAAGGCAGGATCCGGAGCCTCCGCGCCGGCCGTGCCGATCTTCGAGCTCAGCGTCTTGCCCGTGGCATCTGCCACGAGCAGGCAGCTTGCCTCGGCTCCGGTGTACTCGATCTGCAGGCATCCTCCGATGGGCATGGCCTGTCGCTCTCCTTGGGGCGCCCGGTCTCGCCGGACGCCCCGCTATCCTCAGGCCGCCGCCACGTGCGGGTGGCCGCGGACGATCAGGACGGAGATCGGCGTCCCGGTCCCATGCGTGCCCGAAAAGTCGGCGTTGACGCGGACATACCGCTTGCCGCCCACGTACCCGATCTCGGTCACGTCGGCCGCAGCGTGCGCCGAGGTCAGCGCCTTGATGATGCCGCTCGTCGGCGTGACCCCCTGCACGTCCTTGGCGGCGACCGGCTGCGCATCGGACAGATCCGACGCGTCTCCGTGCTGCATCACGAACTCGATCTTGTTCGTGCCATCGAAGGTGATTCCTCCGACCCCGATCGCGAGCTCCACGACCGCGCTCTCGAAGCCCTGCAGGTCGACGATCGCCCCGGTCGTATCCTCATCGAGCGTCGCCGGCCCGAGCACCACGGCCGGCGAGATCCTCGAACGAAGGTCTCTGGTCATACCTCGTATCCCCCCTCCCTGGGGTACCTGCCCGGTCTACGCCGGGCGACTGGGCCCTCCGGAGCCACGCCGGAGTGCCATGCGACTACGCGGTGATCTTCAGGAGCTTGATGCCCTCGAAGTTCTGGACTCCGCCTCCCACGCGCCGGGTGCTGTAGAACCCCACGTACGGCTTGTTGCTGTACGGGTCGCGCAGCACTCTGGTGCCGGCGCGGTCGACGACGAGGTAGCTGCGCTGGAAGTTCCCGAACGCGATGGGGAACGCGCCCGTCCCCACGTCGGGCATGTTGTCGTCGATCTCGACGGCGTGCCCCAGGAGCGTCGCGGGAACCCCGGCCGCCAGGCTCGGCTGCCAGAAGTACTCCTCCGTCGTCGCGTTCTTGAACTTGCGGATCGTCGCCTCCGTCGCCCGGTTCATCAGGAACGCCGCCCCCGGCCGGTAGCCGCCTTTGAGGGCCGTCTGCAGGTCGATGAGCACGTCTCCGGGCGCCGTGCCGGGGAAGCCAGTCCCGCTGCCGCTCTTGACGTACTCGAGCTTGCCCCACTCCCAGCTCGCCTTGAGCACGGCGTCGTAGGCCAGGATCCCGCGGGGCTGCGAGACACCATCTCCCGACACGAAGGCCGCCGCCTCCTTCTCGCCGAAGGTGATCCCCGTCTCCTCCGCGAGCCACCGCTCGATGTCCACGGACGAGTCGTCCAGGAGCGTCTGCGTCGCGTACGGAAGCGCGTAGACTTCCTTCGGCACGAACTCGAGCTGGCTCAGCTGCGGTCCCGCCGTCTCCGGCCGCGCCCCGGTCTCCTCGACCCACCCACCGGCCGCCCCGGACTTGGTCACGAGCTTCTTGTACGAAGCCGCTCCGATCCGCACCACCCGGCTCAGGCGCCGGATCGCCCCCTGCAGCGGCAGAACCCGGTCGATCCCCGCCTCGAGCTCCTCGGTGAGGAGGAATCCGCCGTCCGGGTCGCTTCCCGCGGTGAGCGATGCTCGCGGCGCCAGGCCCCGGAGCTGCTCCTCGCCGTTTCCCGTTCGGAGCCAGCTCACCAGGGCGGCGCGGTATTCGCTCTTCTTCGGATCCCGGCCGGCGCCGCCGGTCCCGAGCTCCATCTTCCCGAGCTTGGCCTCGACCTCGCCCAGGCGCCGAAGCGTCTCCTGCCCCTGCGAGAGCTCCGCCTCGATGCGCTTGAGCTTGCTCTCGAGTTCCGCCACCCCCTGGCCATCGGCTTTCCTGGCCAGGATCTCGTCATTCGTCTTCTTGAAGGCCTCGAACGCGCGGCCCTGAGCCTCGATCAGGCTCTTCACCTCATCTCCCATGTTCCCCTCCCAGGATGTGGATGTTCCTCGTGAGCGCTTCGATCCTGCCGGTTTCGATCTCCGGGACTCCAGGCTCCCCCTGCTCCGCGCCAGGCTCCCCCTGGCGCAGTGCCCGAACGCCATGGCTGGCGATGAGCTCGGCCGTGCTCCGCGAGCAGCCTGCCTCCCGCAGGGCCCGCTCCACGAATCGCTCGGTTACTGCTGATCGGTCTTCCGCCCTCGCCGTCGCCCGGATGCCCCCGGGCACGTGGCGGTAGTTGTACCTGCCCAGATCAAAAGCCAGCGCGGCCACTTCGGCGTGGCGCACAATATCGTCGGCCAACCCTGCCTCGACGGCCTCCGACGCCGTGAACCAGGTCTCGGCGTCCATCTTTCCGAGCACCTCATCCTTGGTCAGGCTCGAGCGCGCGGCGTAGATGTTCGCAAGCTCGCCCCCCATCTTCTCGAGGACCTCGGCGGTCTCGCGCATGGCCTCGGCGTCCCCCACGACGAGCGCCCACGGATTGTGGATCATGAGGTACGATCCCTCGCCCATGGTGAGCTTCCGGCCCGCGAGAGCCACGACGGAGGCGATGGATGCGGCGATCCCCAGCACCTCCACGTCGAGCTTCGAGCGCACGCCGGCGAGCAGGTTGTACATCGCCATGCCGTCGAAGACATTCCCGCCAGGGGAGTTGATGAGAAGCCGGAGCTCGGGCTGGTCGCGGACCTGATCGAAGGCCCGCTTGAACTCGGCCACGGGTATCCCCCAGCCCCCGATTTCGTCGAAGATGGAGATCTCCGCGACCTGGTCGTGGACCTCGAGCGCGTACCATCGCGACTGGATACGGTCGCCACAGGGCACACAGGGCGTCTTGTCGGTCGCGTCCTCGCCAGCTGCTTCGAACGTCCCGCCGTGCTCGCGGCAGTGCTTGCGCGCTGCCTCGGCTGTCCAGACGCCTTTGGGGTAGCGGTAGGCCTGGACTTCGCTCGCGCCGCCCTTCTTGATGCCGTAGATCACGTCGACGCACTTGCCGTCGACCTTGATCTCGCAGTTCTTCCGCGCAAAGCGCTCGTACTTCCCCGGATCGTTGACCCGACAGGCGTGCTCATTCGGATAGGGCATGGGCCTTCTCCTTCCCGTTCCCCGAGGGAACGGACGGCTCGGTCTCGCCCGAGGTGGTGGCCGGGAGCATGTTCGCCGGCGTCAGGTAGAGGTCGCCGCCCTCGATGGGGTTCATGTTCTCGCGATCCCGGATGTCGTTCGCCGACAGCCATCCCCACTGCCGGCCCACCGCGTAGGCGTTGTAGCGGCTCAGCGTGTCCCCCCGCAGGAGCGCGTCGACGTTGAACTCAGGGAAGTACAGGATCGGCGCCACAAACAGGTCCCGGTGCAACGCCTGCTCCCACCGCACGAGCCACGGCCGGATGCAGTGTGTCACGAAGTCGATGGCCTGGTGCTCGATGTTGCTGTTGTGAACCACGACTCCGTTCGCGATGAACGAGTGGGTCTCTTCGACCTCCAGATCGTAGACCGGCTCCGCGGGCAGCCTGCGGACTCCCGTCACCCGAGCGAGAGAACACCCCGGCATGGCGAAGCCCCGTCCGCCATGCCTCGGGTACGCCCGGCCTTTTCGTCGGAACGGCCTGCCGGCGCAGAACCGTGCCCGGTCGAGTGGATCATGCGAACCGATCCTCTGGATCGCGGCCGGATCGGAACAGGTGAACGTGAAGAACTCGCTTGCGAAGGGCCTGCCATCAGGCAGGGTCACCTCCTGCTGGCGTCGGTACAGGTTCGTGACTGGAAACCCGAGCCCCATGCACAGATGCCGGATCTGAGAGAGCATCGCCCGGTTGGCGCTCCCGAAGCTCGCGCGGCCCAACCTGTCGACGTGCCCGTCTGCGTCCAGGAACCCGCGAACGAACGCCAAGCGAAGGTCGGATCGAGCACCGAACACCCAGTCGGGCACCCGCTTCGTGCGGGAGACTCCGGCGAGGCCAAGCTCGGTCAGTTCGTCGGCCGCCAGGACCGACGCTAACCTGGTGCTCCGTCTGTCCTCGGTCATGCGAACCGGTGCCACGGCAACCGCTGATCCTTCACGAGAGTCGTGGGCCCGAGCATACGAGACGAACTCGCTCCTGATGATGTCGCGGTAGGCATCCATGTAGCGGGCGTTCTCTGCCCGGGCGATCAGCACACCCCGATGCGGGTACACGTGCCCGTTGCCAAGCAGGTGATCGCAGAACTCCATGAAGCCGACCGACAGCCTGCGTCCGTTCGGCGCGACGTCGGTGCCATCCGCAGGCAGGCCGTCGTGGACCACGATGGTCTCGCCAACCGCAAGATCGCCGGCCGGGACATAGGTGGTTGTCCAACTGACCGACTGATAGCCTCCAACGCCCGGACGCGGCGACGGGACTTTCCGTCGGGCCAAGACGCGGTGTGCAGCGTTGCACCGAAGTGTTCGGTTCGTCGTACGGATCTCAAGGATCTCGTCCACGCCTGAACACACCATCTGTCGCACCGGCGATAGGACCATACCCGCATCGGTGGCCGACCAGACTCGCTCCCCCGCCTGAACACTCGCGATCGGCTTCGGACCCGACTCAGTGAGCACTTCGACGTCTGCCGGCAGGCAGAAAGTCGCCCGCTCGAGATCGCCGATCATGTGCGGCGGAACGCGGAAGAGTCCCGCGATCTCGGCTCGCGAGAACTTGCGGCTCTCGAGGAACTGCGCATCCTCCGGGGCAACCGACAACTTCTCGACCTTCATGCCCTCTTCGATGACCGCGGTCCGCCGGGCGTTGGCGGCGCCGGCGTGGCTCGCGTTCCAGCTCTCCTCCAGGCGCGTGGCCGCCTCCTTGCTCAGCTTCCCGGGATGGCTCAGCACGATGCTTGGGGTGGCATCGTTCCTGAAGAACCGCCCTGCGTAGGCCTGCATCGCCAGAGCGGTCCCGAAGCTCTCGCGAGCGTCGGCGATCACATTCCGGCCGTCGACCCCATCCGAGGACAGGCCCCTGAGGTGCAGGAGGTCCTCCTGCCTCAGCACGAGAGGGCCGCGGCCCGTGTCCGACCGGCTCACCGTATACACGAGCCGGTAGTCCGGCATCTGCTCGACGGTCACCAGGTCGGGGTTGAGAGGGATGAGCTCGCGAATCTCCCCGCCCACCCGGAGCTTGTAGGCGTACGCCCGGCCCCTGAGACAGAGATGGTTCTGCAGGAGCTCGCGAAACTCGAAGCTCGTCTGCCAGGAGTTGGGCTGGTCATGCAGCAACCGATAGAGGGGGTGGCGGACGGCCTTCACACGAGAGCGCTCGTCGGTACGCTCGTAGACGTTGAGCGGCAGGCTCGCCACAGTCTCCGCGATGACCCGGACACAGGCGTTGACCGCGGCGATCCGCATGGCCGTCTCCTCAGTCACCGGGACTCCCGCAACCGAATCGGTTCCCCGCAGGTACGCGCGAAGGACCTCCTCGAACTGCTGGGCTGCCGCTGCCTTGAGGATCCGCTGGACGAACCGGGGCACTCTCATACCGAGATCACCCCCCGCTCCTCGTAGACCGAGCGGGCGCTCTCGCGAACGGAGACTGCGCGGCCCAGGGCCATGATGGCTGCCACGACGCCGTCGATGCGCTTGCCGCTCGCGTCCCGCCGCGGTTTCATGGGCATGATGTTGTCCTGTCGGTCGCTCTTCACTTCCGTGCAGGCGAGCATCCATCTCATGACTGGGTTGCCGTCGTGGAGGACCTCCCCGGCGAGCACTTTCTTCTCGAACGTCGCCGTGTAGCCCGCCATGCCGTTGTACGTCTGGCGCACCTCGACCGTGCTGAGCCCAGCGGCCGTGTAGTGGTTGGAGATCTCCTGGGCGTGCCACGGATCGAAGGAGATCTCCTGGACGACGTACCGCTTGAGGTCCTTGTCGAGTTCCTGCTTCACGGCGTCGTAGTCGATCACGTCACCGGGAGTCGCGATGATGAGTCCCTGGTCTCGCCAGGCGAGATACGGCACCCGATCGCGCCGTTCCCGCTCGAGGAGCCCCTCTTCCGGCATGAAGAACCGCCACAGGAGGCGGTACTTCTCGCCCTCGGCGATCGGAGAGAAGCACAGACAGTACGCCGTGATGTCCACCGTGGCCGACAGGTCCAGTCCCAGGTAGCAGGGCCGTCCCTTGAGCGACTCCTCGTCGATCTCGCCGGCGCAGTCCATCCACTTCTCGTCCGGGATCCACCGCGTTACTGCCTGCGTCCAGACGTTGAAGTTCTTCGTCAGCGTGTCGTTCAATTTCGTCGGCGTGGACAACGCCTCCACCGCGGCCTTCTCGAGCGCTTCGGGATAGACGCTCACCCCGAGATTGGGGTTGGCTTTCACCCACACCGAGCGGTCCGTCCAGTCGTCCCCTTCATCCAGGGTGTAGATGATGCCGAAGATGTGCTCGGGCACCGGCTCGAGCGATCGCTCGAGGATGTGCTCGACGAGCAGGTGCTCCTCCTGGTAGCAGACGCTCGACCTGTCGAAGCCGGCCGTCGTGATGATGTACGTCAGGGGCTGCTTTCGCGCGCCGACTGCCGACTCCATGACGTGCAGCATCCCGTGGTCCGGGTGCGCGTGGTACTCGTCGACTAGGATGAAATGCGGGTTCATCCCGTCCTCGGTCTTCGAATCCTTGCCCATCAGGCGGATGACGGTCGCGGTCCCCTCGAGCACGATGGTCGAGTGCTGCTTGTAGGTCCGCATGCTCGCGTTGAGATCCTCGTGCTTCTCGATCATCTCACGCACGGTGCCCCACGCCTTGCGGGCCTGGTCCTTCTTCGTCGCAATGCAGTAGGCCTCCGCGCCGATCTCTCGCGGAGAGTCGGCCACGGTGCAGTAGATGAGGTAGGCGGCGGCGCGGAAGGTCTTCCCCTGTTTGCGCGCCATCTCCTCGTAGACGCGAGTGAACCGCCGACAGCCGTCCTCGCGCTTCCGCCAGCCGAAGACCATCGACGTCACGAACTGCTGCCACGGCTCCAGACGCAGCCGCGTGTCGTGCAGCCGGGGATTCGCCCACTCCCCTTGCGTATGCCGGAGCTCCTGGCAGAAGTCGATCGCGCGGCGGGCCTCGGCCTCGTCGTAGTAGTACGGGAACTGCTTCGGCTTCTTCGCCCGCTCGAGGTCGTCGAGGTGTCGCTGGACCGCGAGCTTCACCCACTTGCAGGCGACTTGGCGTCCGGACTGGACGTCGATGATGTACTGGTCCGCCGTGTACTTGACCGCACTCACGCGACTCACGGCGACCACCAGGAGGAGTAGCAGTAGGGCAACGCGGCGGAGCTCCTCATGTCTCATTCATCATTCTCGCGATGACGCTCGGCTCCGCCTTCTCCGCGTGTCCGATGTTCAGCTTGGCGCGTGATGCCGGCGTCATGCCGAAGTGCGCCATGATCCGAAACGCCGCGGCCTCCTCTGCGCGCCATCTGTCGATGACCGCCAACTTCGCGAACGTGGTCGTGCCTGGCGCCCCCTTCTTCTTGGTCTCCGCCTTCAGGTATTCCGCGATGCTGCGCTGCCGGCGGCGCTTCGTCTTCTGGTCGACGTAGTGCAGGATGGTATCGGCGATCTCCTGGGCCATCCCCCAGTGCATGCACAGTGCAAAGAACGCATCGAGGTCGGCGACCGTGAGCAGGCCGATTCTTACCAGCTCAGGGGCAAGCCGTTCCCACGTCTTCCGCCCCGCGCCCATCAGCTCGTCGGGCGGCTCGGGCACCTCGATGATGACCTCCGGCTGCGGCTCGTGTCCTGGAGCTCGATCCTTCCTGAACGTGTGCCGAATGATCTTGATCTTGGTGGGAATCTTGTGGGCCGGCATCACCTGATCTCCCATGAATTGACACCGCTCACGTGAGGG